TGAAATTTGCTGGATCTGTGGCTAATATTTCTCGACCGCGATTTGTTAAAATTGCATCTACAGTAATAGATTCGTTTGATAAATAACCCATTTTATAACTCCTTTATAAATTTATTCTGTTTAATCATTTCTAATATATATAAAAGTTTTTAAATTCCATTACACTGGTGGTATTTCTTGATTATTAGTTTGACTAATTGGTCCGATTGGAATTCTTGGATTAACCACTGATCTTCCAGTATCGGCAGATTTCTTTTCCATTGCTGTTTGCCTACTTGTTTTAGCACCTAATACAGTATTACCAATTGGATTATTATCAGTTAGCCACCATTCAACGGGATCTTTATCATCCGGCGTATTATCCCTTGTACATAAACAACCATTATATCTTTGGTTAGCAGTTCCTGCAGGTATAGATAATAATCTGTCTATTTCCGTTGCTGATAAACTCCTACTCATTAGCCGTTGGTCTATTGTTGATCCACTTACTATTGTCGATAACAATAAGATTTTTTCAATTGAACCAGAAAGAGAAGTTGTATCGTATATTGTTGGGCAAACTGCTTCTCTTAATAAGTATGAGTTATCTACTCTAGTCCAATCTATTGCTCCATAAATTGGCTGGGGTGGGTCCGACCCGTCCCATGCAACTACATATGTTTTTGCTAAATCTTGCCATATGTATTTAGACGGCTGGCTCAATATATTATTCATATCAACTACTGCATCTGTTGCACCATCTATATATAATAAAGTTGTATCGGCAGTATAAATTCCATACGAGCAAAGTTCTGATTCAACGGCAGTATCATATGTAAGTATTTCCGACTCAATATAATTATAAGATGATGTAACTACTGCATAATTTTGAATATCAATACTTGCATTATATACATTATTGCCTGCTGACGGCTGGGCGTTAAGTATATTAACTTTGGAACGCATTAATATATCTGGCTCTATTGCTACGCCTAATATTTTCTTACTTCTAGCGGGCAATACAGATTTTATTAATCTAAACATGCTATTATCAAAGAACTCTGATAGTCTTAAACTTGCATATCCATTATAATTGCTTATATACGGGGCTAAACATCGTCTTCTAAAACTTTCTAATAAAACATAAGAACTCGAGTATTGATTGCCGGGATCACCAATATAATCATCGATTCTTGCATTCCCACTGCCGGTTATATAATTTGCAACATATTCATTTATTTCGTTTGTTGGCGAAAAATATACGCCAATTTTAGGATTGTCTATTGGAAAATCTTGGGTAGCTTCCCGAGTAACGCGTTGCCTTGAGTCTAATATACCTACTTGTTCTGATCCACTATAAATGCGGACTTTATTTGATACTAATCTATTAGATGTTATATTTGGCCACGTTACATCATACGCTTCTGTGTCAGGATTCCAACTTGCTGAATCATATGTTGCGCCAATTGGATCTAAACCGCCATATTCTTTGATTTTAAGTATTTGGGGGGATATTCCATAGCAATCTAAAACTGCTCTAACACTATCACGAGTGCCTTTTGTTTTAAGTATATATGGTAAATTATTTAATACTCTTTTGGCATATTCTCTATAAATATCTCCGCGAGGAACAGATTCACTAATTACATAACTACCCGTTTCTAATAATGAGCTTGTATAATGATATTGCCCCAAATCATTAGTTCCTAATGTATAGTTCCAAATGTCATCAAATTGGTAATTATCAAATAACTCAATGCCATAAGACGAAAGAGTATCATATACTAATTCTTTTGCTAAACCTTCATATAATGAATTACTTCTATCTTATATATCAAGCATATGAGTAGTATATAAATACACCGTATCAAAGTGGTGGCCAATCATATTAATAAATTTCTTATAATACCACCCATATTGCTCATCGTCTAATATGTAATTTGGAATTGTTTTATACAATGAGTTAATATTATACCAATCATATTGGGACGCGCTTGTTATAATGCCATTATACCAATTAATAGTCGTAGAAGACGTTACAGAATATAATTCATACGGTCTAATACTTGTAGATTTTGGCCAATATGTTACATAATCAACACTACTTGAATAAAAATTACTATATGGGGCAGATGCTGATTCATAATAAAGATATTTTTCATAACTATCAAAACTTCCTATTACGCTATTAATAGTATCTTTATACGTTTGTATATTTGTATTGAATGAGCTCGAAAATACTGCATCAGCATTTGTTACAGACGATGATAAGTCAGTAATAAGAAGATTGCAATCTTCAATTTGTGTTAATTTTATTTTGAATGCTTCCAGCCTATCTGCAGCAGAACTATAAAATATAAAATTATTAAAATCTGTATAATCAACATTTAAAGTAACACCTTCTATTCGTTCACCTGTATATTTTGCTAATAATGTATTAATTGCAGTGTTATCATGCGGAAATAATTTGCCCCAATTTTTCCAATCTGTCTCTTTTTTATTTCTTATTTGCGTTTCAACTTGATAATTAGGTTTTGATAAAATATTAACATATTTCATCGTTTGGGGGGCATATATTATTATCTTATATTCCTGCGTTAATCCTAATTCTATTGCAATTGATACCGAATCATTAGCACTGATATCATTATCTAATGGATCTTTTAACTTAAATACTATGCTATGCGGATATTCTGGATAAGCTATATTATCTATTACCCAATTATTTGCATATCCATAATATTCTTCATTAAATTTAGTAGTAAATTTTAATAAATATTCAAATTTAAATCCAGCTGCGTTTTGTGTTGGTTGTGATGCTAAATTTAAAAAATTAATTAACGCATTTGTTGTTAGTTCTGATGGTAATATTCTAATTTCTTCTCTGCTTGTTGATATTTCATCAATAAATGCATAGCTTATATCATAGTCGCCAAGAACATATTTTAATATTCTAAATTTGAGAATATATTCTCCAGATTCGTATCCGCGGGATGTTAAAATTTCATCAACTGATATTCTTAACTCATTGTTATTATTAATGTACCACCCGCTATTAACATTGATAACCTCAATTAATGTATTATCAAGATTATATAGCCAAATTTCAACACAATTAGCACCCGATGCAGCATTAAGTGTTA